ATGACTTCCGAATAATACTTTCTTAGAAAGACTAAATGAATCGTGCCATTGTAATTTGTGATTACCAGCAGCCCATGCAATGTATTTTGATGGTTTTATCACAATCGGCTTATTATACGTTGCATTTGCTATACCCACTGACGCATCGCCATGCCTTCTCTGTTCCATAACAGATTTATTAATATCTAAGTCTTCGTCTGTAATATGACGATACACCTGAAACAATTTAACAATAACCACGTTCGATTTCTCTTTAGACAAAAAATCTCTCACTGTATTAGATTTTGGCAAGGCAAAAATGAATTCATCCGCATCTACATTGAAGACCCAATCGCAATTGAGACGACGAGCCATCATATTGATGCGCTCAACTTTAATTTCATCATCCATGCCATCGGGAAAGCGAAATGGATGAATAACTACTTTTGGATGATTTTCGACAATAGCGAGAGTACCATCATTGGTATCTTCATCAAATAATAGATGAATTTTATCAACGAAATCATAATGCCTCAAAAAGAACGGTGCGAGAAATGCCTCATTGTACCATGTGGTTATGACTTCAATTCGCACGGAATTATCTTTCTTCTGGCTGGTCTTCGCATATATCACCACGATAATTCCATGGTGCCCATGTTTTACGATTCTCAGCAATAATTTCAGGAGTAAGCTCCTGATTAAATAATTCTACATATTTCCCGTTGACTCTAGGAAGATTTAATGAGCGGTATAACTCTAAATTTTCCTTGGAAAACTTCTCTTTAGAATTATTAATAGTATCTCTTTGTAACGGAACAGGTGCGCCACAATGTGGGCAACACCTTTCGACTTGATCTCGAAATTGATGAGGCAGTCTTTTCCACCAATTAGGCTCTATTTCATAGCCACCAGGACCGTCAAGAATATTATCAATAGCATATGCTATTTCGCAAAAAAATGCGCCTTTATGCCCGATTGTAGGGCACCATCTTTTTTGCACCCAGCAATCATCAATCATTTTCCACATTAAAGATTTATCTTTAACAACATCTTGAATAGCTATGGTTAATGGCTGATGCTTACAGAGTTTTTTCTGTGCTTCTGTATGTTCATTCAATGCGACAAAACTAAAAGTCTTATCGATGAGACTTTGATATTTACGATATCTTGGCCCGCCAGTAGTAAATAACTGCACAAACTTATTGGGCAAAATTTCCTTAATAAGTTTACACATATCCTCAAATTGAGGATGAAGAGTTGGCTCGCCACCTATAATGCCTATTTTCTTGGGAAATTTTTTGACAGACTCAAGGGCCAACCGAAAGATGTCAAGATCCATAAAGAATTTTTGATCATCTCTAATATGACGAACAAAACGTGAACAATAAATACAATTGCGGTTTGCAAGACAATGATTGGTTATATCAATCTGAATCAACCAACAAAAGTAAATTGCCCTCATCTGACATTACTTGCCTTCACCCATACGAAACATCTTTCAAATGATCCATCGATAGATTTAAATAATTCGGTCACAGCCTGTTTAACACCAGGAGTAAGATATTCATCGAAATAATCATGAAAGATTATTATGCCATCTTCACATAGTAAAGGCAGGCTCAATTTGGCATCTGAACGAACATCTTCATAACGATGAGATCCATCAATAAATATTACATCAAATGGGCCTTCCAACAATGGGAGAATTTCATCGGACCTGCCAACATAATGCGTAATATTCTTATATCCGGCAATATTCGTCAAAAAATCATCGTAAGTCACCATTTTAGGTTCTTGGACCTGATTGTTGACGATACCACCACGAAAAGTATCAATAGTTACAACAGACTTGGCAACCTCAGCAAAGCAAATGGCAGACCTTCCAAAGAAGGTGCCAATATCAAGCACATCCTTATCTTTCGCAAGTTCTTGAAGTTTTAGCCCCTCGTTCTCATTAAGATAACCACGGATTTCAGTAAACTTTTTACGCTTGGCCATGTTGTCCTTTCTGAATAATAGTTAGCACCTTTTTACGCCATTCAAAAGTGGCATTGTCATACCCCATTCGATATGACAATATAATGATTCTTTTGCGTAAAAATAGACAGCAAATAAAACCAAATAGAAATGATATGATCGCAATCAGAGCCAGAGCTGTCATTGTCTTGTTTCATTATGGCATCACCGGAATAGTTGTTGAAACAGGAACGCTCTTATTGCCGATATTGACAGTTTGCGTTCCACTACCATTAGTGATTTTAATGACAGAATCTCTAATGGTCGGACCACAGCTTGCCAAGCTGAATAAGAGTAAAAAAATTGCTATAGCACCAAGAATATCAATTGCCGCTTGTTTAAGTAACATCGCTCGCCTCAATTTTAGGAGCCACTAACAATCGTGGTTCCGCTGACAATAGAATTGATGTTTTTCCAAATTGATGAACAGCATAAAGCCATGCCTTTGCCCGATTCTCATTCATTCCATCTTCAATTAATATTCGATAAAACTCAAAGTCGATAATTTCTTTCTGCTCAGGAGAAACCAGTTTCAATCTTATCAACTGATAACCAGCATCATGAACCAATGACCCTCTCATTGAATCATCAGTATCAATTGTTGGCCCAGATGCGCCATTCCATGCGTAACCTCGACGTATCAAAAGATTGCCATCGGAATCAAGGCGCAAAAAATCAGTGATGGCAACATCGCCAATAGGTCTAAATTTGACTATTGTATTATAATCAGATCGAAGTTGATATTTATACCCCTTGGAATAAACAATATATTCTTTAGGTAGCATTAGGAATTCCAAAGTTGAGCTTCAGCTTCTCTGCGATAGAGAAGGCCATTTAGAATCGTTTTTCTTCCATTAACGGTGCCATAAACCCATCGCATTAGTTGATTCGGTACTTCATGATATTCGCCTTGATTCAATTTCCTCAAAAGAGTGGAATTCTTAAATGCATATGCACCGACATTATAAACAAACGATACCAAAGCCGAAAACTGATTGCTGGTTAGCGGCACTTTAACATATTCATTAACTTTTGATTCAAAGTATTCTAAATCCCTTCTAAGCCATGATTCAGCTTCTTCTTCAGTACAGGTCATTCCGAGAAAAACATTTTTGGTTGTTCCAAACCCGATAGTAGGTTTTCCCGAAGGGCATAAATATGCTTTTCCCCTAAAGCCTTCAAATCTCTTAATCAGGTTTACGCCTTCCTGGTTAATTTTCATTACTCTCGCCTCTTTCTTCCATATAAAGGCATAGCTCACGATACTTACAATCTAATCTATCGCAATACCCATTACTTTTGGCGAAACAATCAAAATTTCCTTCTTTAGTCTGGCGTTTGCGATATATTTCTGTAAGGCTAATTTTCAGACATTTTTTACACACACCATGCGAATATCCGTCCCTTTCAGGATTGCCTTCTCCCCATTCCTTGCCGCAATTTATACACTTAAATTTCATTGCTCCTTATGTGTCCTGCAAGAATATATCATATCTCACTGATATTTGCCATACTTGTTCAACATTTATCCATCGTGCCGGTACTGTTACAGTGCGATTGCACCAAATAGATGTATAACCGGAAACAGACAATGATGCATTATCGAACAGTGTGATCAAATATCCATATATGGTTTCCAATTCAGTTGGTGAAGACGAATCATCAAAAAGATTGAATTGAATGGTGACACGGTCGAATTTTTCGCGAAAGGTAAAATCATGATTACCCGAAAGAATATGGAACACAGCGTATGGGCATATAGTAGATTGTGGTGCCATTCCATAATAAATGCGATTGCCGACAGCAGCGGCAAAATCATTCACGGTTCCTGTGAGTTCAGTATATATACCGGTTCTTAACGCATTCATTAATCATTTAGCCCCCATACATTCTCACTGGAAACATCTTCTGTACCCCATTGTGTAAGAGTCATACTATACCTGAGTTTTCTTCGTATATCAGGGTCTCGTAATGCCCTTTCATATACCGGAGTAATAAACGGTCTTGGAGGTAAATTACCCTCTCCAAATTCTAAGGCCATTGGGACTTCAGGATCATGATCCGGCCTATAATCGTTTTGATCAACAATTCCGATTGATATTACAGTTCCTCTAACATGTGGATGCGCATCAATCTTCCAATTTATTGCATCTTGCAATGCGCCAGTTAGAATGGCTGGAGGTGTTCCTGGCTGACTTGACCATTGATGATAAGCATGAAGACCATATTTATAGACGATATATTCCTTATAGTCACCAGCATGACCTAATGATTCACGGATTTCCTCAACCATATCGCTGGCGACTTTACTCACACCACGCTTCAATGCCCGATCTACCTTTGCTTTTACTTTCTTTTCCTCCATTGTCAATTTATAAGTGGTTTGCGTCTTTGCCACTAGAAGATCTCCACCAAGCCAATCTCAAGATGATGATTCATTTCGCCAGGATTACGAACAATAGCAATATCAAAGATTCTGGAGCCATAGACAAAACGGTCTTTTTCGGTAATAGCTAGATCAGCATTATAATCACAAAAGAAAATATGAGAAGTATAAACAAGAGTTTGATTAATGACATTTTTCTCTCTTCCACGAGAAACATTAATGGCGCTTGAATTGCGATCTTTTGTTAAAACACCCTTGACCAGCCCATTTGTTACATTTGTCCAAGTATCAGTCATGCCACCAGCGCCATCCGATACTTGAGTCAGTCTTTGAAGTGTAAGAGTGGTTTTTGGCCCTGGAATCATATTTTCAACCTGCGATAACGCCCTAAAATATTCTGTGCCTCTCTTGGAATAGCAATAGTATTTCTGCCAGATGAGTCGCTATCCGTTGATGTTTTTGCGAAGGTAAAAGAAAGGTCTCCGATGGTATATTCAGATAGGCCGAAAGTATCGTTCTTCCATTTATTATAGTTTTCATCAAGTGTCATTAAAATGGCGTGTTTCAAATCATCGGGCATTGTGGTAGTCGAATAGCCAGCAGTATAAGTAACAAAAATATTATTGAACCCACGTGGGAAACCACCAGGATAATAAATTGTACCATTTGTAGGATTGACTTCAAATCCATCCAATGCGGTATTCGGCATGGAAAGATATACTTCATTGTCATCAATACAATTTTGACCGAACGATTCAAGCAGAGAATTTGATTTATATGAATTATAAGTAGTGCTGGTAACCGTAGCAGACCATCCATTTATTGCACTGATTGCTGCCGCAACAGTTGCCATCGTCGTATAGCTGGCGAATAGTATTGTAGAATCAGTGGTCCCATCCTTTTCAAGCACTATTCCAGTAGAAGTGACTGATACCGATGCTGTAGTATAATCGCTTGTATTCTTGATGCGAATGACATCAATTGTTCCTGATACCAGACGATACAATGCAGTGACCGGATAATGTCTCAAATATAAATACTTTGAGCCAGTGCCATTATACTTTTCAAGAGTATAAGAGGTAGATTCAAAAGTCCTTCGGCAATAACCTTGAACCCAAGACTCTACTGAATCACGCACAGCGAGAGCAAGCGCTATGTCATCCTCATCGGTCAAATTCAGGAAGTTTGCCACTTCAAAATCTTGAACAATGGACATGGTATTTTCCTACTCGTTTGCTTTCTGATAACCTTTCGCAAACAATGAACCAACAATAGCCACCACTTGTTCCCATGGCATTGCCGTTATTGTACCGGTCTGAATATTTACAATCGTCCAATTGATCAGAATAGTAATAACAACGATAAATACCAAAATTCTCATACTGCTATTATTGCCATTCGCATCTTGAAAGATTGCCAACAGCCCCGACATGATCTCCTCCTATACCAATTGGAAGAATCCTAGGTGTTTAAAACGATAATATGGCTTATAGCCAAAACTACCAAATAATTCCACTATTTCTTCCCACCCGATATCAATAACATTGAATCCAAAATTATTCTGCCAATCCAAAAGGTCAGACCGAGATTGAAGAGTTGATTCAACATAAATATGGCTAATTGAATACTTGCAAATTTTTTCCAAAACAGCAAGGATATTATTTTTTTTCATTCTTTCAATGGCGCAGGCCATGACTAGCACATTGTACCTATCAAATGGATGACTGATATTCCAAGGAAAATCATCAGGAATGATCTGACGGAATCGATCTGATGTGCAGACTGGTTTTAATGCTGGATATACTTCAAAATTGGTCCAATCAATAATATTTGGAAATCGTTTCAAGGCATAACCAGCAAGTGATCCGTCACCACCATAGATTTCTATAATATTACACTCTTTATTTTTAAGAGAATGAAAAAAATTACAAATTCCAAATCGATCCTTGCGATCTACAATTTTATAATTTTGATAAATGGTGCTGACGAAATGCTGATAGTCCGCGAATGCCATTTCATCATAAAGTTCTCTTAGAATATCAAATACGTTTTCTTGTTTAACTTGGGAATTTGACGTCGGCAAACCACGCATCATTTTTGCCTTTCTTGGCCCAAATGTAAGCATTTGAGATATGACCTAAACAATAATCCAATTCCATCCAGACTGGGATACCATATTCCCGAAGTTTTTCATAAAAATAAATATCTTCACCAAGAGTTTCAGGATTGAGTTGACCACAAGCAAACCAAGGTTGTGGCACAATCTCTAATATATTTCTTCGTACAAGCAACCCGGCACCACCCAGATTAACATTAGAGACATCAATCATGCCCGACTTTCCATCAAGGAAACCCCATCCCATCGGTTTATAATCATTTTCTTTTAAATCAAATATCACAGGATTAAATGGTGCTACTCGGCTTAGACAAACTGGCAAAATAACATCAACTTGTCTATCTAATAGTTGGATGAGCAAATGTGGTGAAAAAACGTGGTCATCATTTAGAATCCAAATCCACTCATCATCATCGTTCATCTTTTGGATGAGCTTGTTAAGATTGGATGCAATATTTCTACCCATCATCCATTCGATGTGTGTGCCTTTCGGCTTCACAAGCTCCGAAAGGCACAAATCGAATTCGCGATAGCGTCCAACCCAGTCTGAAGTGATTCCTACAACTCCAGGACCATGATCGTCAACTGGCATTTAATTCCTTTCTTTACAGGGTTCCACCTGCTCCAGCTACAACTGCACCATCACTTGAAAGAGGTTCCCACCAGCAGTAGAAAATCATAGTGCCGTTGGTGGCAGCGGTATTGGCGATGGTGTATCCAATATCGGCACCATTGTAAATGATTCTGTCCAATACAACGGATGAAGTGGCTGCACAAATGGTTTCAGCGGGAGAAGTATCACACCAGAAATCATTCGCATCGATTTCCGTTGTGGTTGTCGCTCCAATAAATGCACTGGTTGATCCGGCAACACCGAGAATCATTGTACCACTATTATCTGCATCTGCCATATTCTCAGTACATACCACAACAAGGCGTACACGTACTGTTCCAGTGACAGTAAACACTTCATGAGAAGCAGCAGTGTTCCAAGTCGTGCTAGCAAAATCAACAGTAACGGAAAGAAAATTGGGGCAATTCTTACTCAGCGAATCGGCGGCACACATCGCCGAAATGGCTTCCAATCTTTCGATCATGGAACCATCATTGTTTGCGACAACCGAAGAGCTGGAATACGAATTGTTGGTGCTATTGGTTCCAAGAATGTTATCGGGATGATCTTTGTAAGACATTTTAAGACCTCCTTGCGTCTACCTTTTTCACATTTTTGAAGTGAGGCAGAGCATGAAATGT